CCCGGAGGAGGATACTCTAATTCTACACAGATTAAAAACTACCCTGTTCAGGGTTTTGCTACTGCTGACTTGCTTCCTATTGCTTTAGTGTCACTGCACAAAAAAATTAAGAAGGCAGGAATAAAAAGCTTGATCTGCAACACGGTTCATGATAGTATTGTTATGGATGTTCACCCTGATGAAGAGGAGATTTGTGTTGAACTTATGAAAGAAGCTATGTTGTCTCTAAAAGAGGAGTGTAAATCAAGATTTAACATTGACTACAATGTTCCTGTTGGTATAGAGTTAAAAATTGGATGTAATTGGTCAGACCTACAAGAGGTCTGCAAAGATGAAAGGGTTTAATACATGGGTAATTTAGCTATTGTTGAGACAGAAAATCTGTCTGATTTAGTTACAGCAGACAAGCTTGATAATGCGGCAATCATGCAAATGATTGGGCAAAAGAGCAAGGACGATGGTGCTTCACTTGAGTTCATGCCGAAGCTGTCCATTGAACACAACACTGAGGACGAAGAAGGCAACAGCCTACCGAGAGGCCAGTGGAAATTCAAAGATAGTGCGGGAAATGTCTGCTACGCTAAGGAGGTCACTTTTAGGCCATACATTCGTAGGTACATGTACAGTATTTGGGATAATGCTGAACGCACTTATTCCAGTATGTCTGTGCAGGCGGCATCTTTTGGTGATGACTTCTTTGACACTACTGGTGGGCTTCGCTGTGGAAAGCTGGGCAGGAAGGAACTGGAAATGCTGTCTCCAGAAGACCCAGAGCGCACACTACAGGCTGGTATCAAGTGTTCACAAGTTATCTACGGGACTGTTACCAGTGATGAAGTGGAAGAGCCAGTGCCGACTATTTGGTATGCACGAGGGAGCAACTTCATGCCTGCTTCCGAGTGGATCAAGGCGCTGGAAAAGCAGGGTAAGCTGTTGTTCAATACCCGTGCGTCATTGACGACACTGCGTCAAAAGTACGGCGGCAACATCTACTACAAGGCTAAGATTGACGTTAAGGACTATGTAGAGTTTGCCCCAGCAGAGGATGTTCCTCTACTTGAAAAGTTCATGACTGAGATCAACAATCACAACTCTTACGTCGAACAGTCGTATAAGGAGGCTCGTGGTGCAGTTGAAGATGCACAGCTTGTTGATATTTTAGAGTCAGATGAATAATCTGATTAAAGAATATCTGCAACTGTACTTGCAGCAGGTAATTTCGGGGGAGAGGAAACTTTCCCCCGAGGTTATCTCTAGATTTGGTGAAGAATGTTCAAGCGCCATTGAGAAACAGTTCAACAGAAATGCAAAGCCGGAAAAGTGGCGTCCTCGTATGTCGGGACTTGGCAAACCACTGTGTCAGCAGCAGCTTGAGCGTGATGGCGTCAAAGTTGAAAAAAAGATGGAGTACAACTCTATAAATAGATTTTTGTTTGGTGATTTGTTGGAAAGCTTGCTTGTTATGGAGATGGAGCAGGCGGGGATCAATGTAGAAGCAAAACAAAAGCCAGTGTCTCTTGAGATTGCCGGTACGACAATAAATGGTACCCTTGACGTAATTATTGATGGGGCAGTCTGGGATGTTAAAACAGCAAGCCCATACGCTTTTACTAATAAGTTTGCTAATTACGGCAAGGTCAAGAACGACGATCCATTTGGTTATGTTGTACAGGGATTTCTGTACGGTGCTGCTGAGAACAAGCCATTTGGCGGCTGGATTGTTATTAATAAATCTTCCGGTGAGATCAATGTTTGTCCTGCGCCAAGCATTCAAGATGAAGAGAGAACCGCCGCGTTGGCTGTTGCAGAACACAACATGACCGTTCTGAATGACCCTTCTGTTAAGCTACAGAAGCTAGAGGATGAGCCTGAGAAAGTTCGCCGTAACACCACAGGCAATCGTCTTCTCAAGACCACCTGTGCTTTCTGTGACTTTAAGGAACATTGTTGGCCGAAGGCGCAACTCAAGGAGAAATTTGGGTCAAACAGAGCCTACCCACCTATGGCATGGTATTCTAAGTATGTGACGGAGGATGGTGATGCCAGTAATTATAGTTAATAGAATTTTTAATTCAGATATATCTAAGAATCCAGAATGCTTCTATGTATATATGGAGAATGAAAAAAAGGAAGGTGGTGAGGTATATCGCAGATCACAGCCTAATTGTTTGCCTATAACAATAAAAAAGGCTCCCTCTATGTCTAGGGAAGCCTATTGGAGTGACGACGAATATGCTATGGGTATTCTAAAAATACAAAAAGAAATTGATAGATTAAGAGAAAAATTAGATAAAGGTGCTACAGTAATAGTCGAAGAAAATTTTCTTTCAAGCGAAACGAACAGCCCTATGTCTACCCAGTGCCCTAAGATAAAAGAAAGTATTCTTAATAGCTTTAGCTTGTTATTTAATCAGTACAGGCCAAAAAATGTCAAGAGTTAAGCAACCATCACGAAGAGCAGCCGGAACAAAGTACAGAAGTAACTTTGAGGTTAGCGTTGCTGGTGACTTGGTTCGCCGTGGTATCACTTTTCAGTACGAACCTGATGCTTATGAGTATGTGCCTAATCCAACAACCTACACCCCAGACTTCTACGTTCCAGAGCATAACTTTTACATAGAGACAAAAGGATTTTTTTCACCGGAAGACAGAACAAAACATTTGACATTTAGAAAGCAACATCCGAATATAGACATTCGTTTTGTGTTCATGAACTCGAATACAAAGATACGGAAAAACTCAAAAACCACATACGGTGATTGGTGTAACAAAAAAGGCTTCAAGTACAGTGATAGAACAATAAATGACGAATGGTTAGTGGGAGAAAACAAAGATGACTAAAGATAATGTTAACAACCCAGAACACTATAACAAAAATAGTATAGAAACTATTGATGTTATCGAACACTCCATGTCACCAGAAGAATTTATTGGCTATCTAAAAGGAAACATTATTAAGTACAACTCTAGAAGTGAGCATAAAGGGAAGCCAATAGAAGATTTGGAAAAAGCTTTGTGGTATCAAACAAAGTTAGTAGAAGTAAGGCAGAAAGTTGATTTACAGCTAGAATTTAAGAGAGGGCTGCCATGATGAAACCAACTACATTTTTTGACAGTGTTAGTGAATTTCAAGAATCCTTTGGTCAAATCACTGATGCGGTGTTTGACTATAACACCCAACTAACGAAAACTATGCTTAACCTTCGCAAGAAACTTATTGAAGAGGAAGCAAAAGAACTGTCCGACGCCATTGATAGTGGCGATGAACTTGCTATCAAAAAGGAAGCGGCGGACCTTTTATATGTTGTCACTGGGCTGTTTGTAGATTATGGTTGGCCTATGACTGCTATCTTCAACAGAGTACATGCTTCTAACATGTCAAAGTTAGGAGAAGATGGTAAACCTATTTATCGGGAAGATGGCAAGGTTATGAAATCAGAAAACTATACTGCGCCAAACCTAGAGGGAGTATAACATGAACGCTACTGAACTACCAACACCCTATCAAAAGTATATTCATACTTCTAGATATTCACGTTGGTTAGACAACGAACAGCGCAGAGAAACGTGGGACGAGACTGTCAATCGTTACTTTGATTATATGGAGTCGCGGCTAAGAGAACACAACGATTTTTCGCTGGACAAAGCTACTCGCAAAGAACTACAGGATGCTGTCCTTAATCTAGATATCATGCCGTCTATGCGGTTGCTGATGACTGCTGGTCCTGCTGTAGAGCGATGCAATGTTGCGGCGTATAACTGTAGCTACGTCCCAATTGATAGCCCCCGCGCATTTGATGAGATTCTGTACATTCTTATGAATGGTACTGGTGTTGGTTTTTCAGTAGAAAGAGAATGTATCAATAAGCTGCCAGATGTGGCAGAGCATTTTGAGAACAGCCCAACTGTTATTACTGTGCATGACAGCAAGGCAGGCTGGGCAAGAGCATTCAAGGAACTGGTTTCGCTGTTGTATGCGGGTCAGATTCCTACATGGGATATGTCTCTTGTTCGCCCTGCTGGGGCAAGGCTCAAGACATTTGGTGGTCGTGCTTCTGGTCCAGAACCATTGAATGATTTGTTTCGGTTTGCTGTGACCATGTTTAAGAAAGCGGCGGGACGGCGATTAAACAGCCTAGAGTGTCATGATCTTGTTTGTAAGACGGCACAAGTAGTAGTGGTAGGAGGAGTGCGCCGTTCCGCCCTTATCTCTCTTAGCAACCTCAGTGATGATCTTCTTCGTTCAGCAAAGGCGGGAGATTGGTGGAACAACCACAGCTATCGTTCCTACGCCAATAACTCTGCTGTTTACAAAGACATTCCTGATATGAATGTCTTCATGAAAGAGTGGCATTCTTTGTATGCCAGTAGGTCAGGAGAGCGCGGAATGTTCAGTCGTGCTGCTGCCAAAAAGCAGGTTGCTGTAAATGGGCGGCGCGATCAAGAGTATGATTTTGGTACAAATCCTTGCTGTGAGATTATCCTGCGACCAAACCAGTTCTGTAATCTTACTGAAGTAGTAGTTAAGAAAAACGACACAGAAACTACACTTGCCAAGAAAGTACAGCTTGCAACTATTCTAGGCACGTACCAAGCAACCTTGACTGACTTTAAGTATCTTCGAAAAACATGGAAAACTACAACAGAAGATGAAAGACTTCTTGGTGTTAGTCTGACGGGGATTATGGACAATACTCTTACGAATGGAGTAGAGGAGGGGCTACCCAAAACACTCCAGCGTCTGAGGCAAGTGGCTGTTGAAACAAACAAGAGATGGGCAGAGGCTCTGCATATTCCCCAAAGCGCAGCAATCACATGCGTCAAGCCATCCGGCACAGTCAGCCAGCTTGTCGATGCTGCCAGCGGCATTCATCCACGCCACAGCAGCTACTACATCCGCCGTGTTCGTGGGGACAAGAAAGACCCCTTGACGCAGTTCCTAATTGATGCGGGTATTCCCTGCGAAGATGCTGTTGGCGACGTCGAGAGCAAGAACACTGCGGTGTTCTCCTTCCCTATCAAGGCACCAAATGGAGCAATGATCAACGATGATATTACACCTATCAAACATCTTGAACTCTGGCTTACCTACCAAAAACACTGGTGCGAACACAAACCGAGTATCACAATCTCTGTACGGGAAAACGAGTGGCTTGAAGTGGCTGCATGGGTATATAAAAACTTTGACTACATGTCAGGTGTATCGTTTTTCCCGTACAGTGATGCAGTCTATATGCAAGCACCATATGAAGCAGTGGACGAAAAGACGTACAACGAACTGTTAACCAAGATGCCAAGTGAAATTGACTTCTACAAACTACAAGAATACGAAAAAGAAGATACTACAAAAGGAACGCAGGAGTTTAGTTGTGTTGGTGATTTCTGTGAGGTTGTAGATGTCTGATGATAACAAGGCAAAAAAAGAAGGACGTTTTATCAACGTCCTTTCTTTCTCTCTCATGCTAGATAGGAGTACGTCTCTGTCACCTACCATTGAAGTTAGTAGGCTTGATCCAGAGCAGTTTGTAGAATACATGGACTCTCTGATGCCAGACTTTGACTACACGCATGACATTGCCAATCTTATTAGGTATTGCTCTGAACTGGTGGAGCATGTTGTGGCCGCAGCGGAAGAATACTGTGGCCCACCAACATTTCAACAGGACATTTCAGAACCAACAGAGAAGCAAGACATGAGCATAGAAGAAGTTTACAAGGCTATTAAAAGCAAAAAACTTAACTGAGGTGTTACTTCTTTACTAACGACCCACCAAAGTACAAGCCGACAATAGCAGAAATGAGGTGCGTATCCAGCGGTGTAATAACAAGCCCATTCATTTGTTTCCACGCAAAGACCTCTTTTCCTTCTAGAAACAGGAAACCGGGCTTGAACTCTGTCCAGCCAACAGTGACTGAGATGTCTGGGTAGAACACTGCAACGACCTTGGGCCATACAATAACGGCCCCAATAGCTGCCAGAGCGATAAGACGGCGGGTCCATGCAAAGTGAGGATTGTCATAACGTCTTGCTTTATCAATGACCTCTGCCTCTTTGGTCATCATTGCCATCATCATTTTGTTGTTGGCTTCTTTGGCTTGAATGCTCTGCCCCCATATGGACATAACACCACCCAGTAAGGAAGAGCCTAGCATAGTAATTAGTTCTACAGGAAGTCCACCAAACATATTAATTTCCTTTGAATGTAGCAATAACCCACATAACACCGCTCCCGATTAGTGCTAGTACAAAACCAGCACCGTATAATCGGGAGCGTTCTTTTTCTAGGGTGTTAACGCGACGAGACAAATCTTTCATGTCTATTTCAAGATTTTCATAGGATTGAAGAAGAGAGTCCATCTTCCCCTCAAGCCTACCAATAGCGAGAAGTAGTTCTCCTTGATTTGAGATTGCCTCTGACATTATTGTGGCAAGCCAAGACGCCGAACGTCGGATGGATCGGGTGGCCCCTCAGACTGTGCTGTTCTTTGTAACATGTCCAGCATCTCGTTTCTAAGAGTTTCATTGCGAGCAGCAAACAGTAGACCCATAATGTTCTCAATAAAGTCTGCTTTACGTACATTAGATTCTCTGTACATATCATTGAGAGCATTCAGAGTTGTTTTGTAATCTTCTGTATTGTTCTGTTCAGACAATGCGCCTGCAAGAGCAGGAATAACCCGCTGGGCCATAGTGCGGTTTAGTACTGGACTATACACATTATTCTCTGCGGCTTGCATCACATAGTTTGGTAACTCAGGAACAGCAAGTATTTCAATAAGTGCTTCGTTATTTTTTGATGCTAGTTTTCTTAATAGCCATTCTGAGGCCACATATCTAACACTAACAACGCCACGGGCAACACTCCAGAACCGAGATAGCGCCGCGCTTTCTGTCATTTCTTTGAGGTCTTGGCCGAACCTGATAGTATCACCAACCGCGTTAGACAAGCGCCCCATCTTTACAAGAGACACGACAGAATCATAATTATCGCCAAATACCTGCCCGTATAATTCTTTATTTTGTCGAAGTTCTACATCAACAGACGAAAAATCTACTGCTTCAATACCCGGCTGTTGCGTTTTTATATAGCGAACAGAAACTTTATTTAATAAATTTTCAGTTACAGCTTTATTAATAGCTGCTTCAAATCTAGCAGCTTCTGGGCTGTCATTACCATAAAGTTTGTACACATCTTCTAGAAGACCGCTATAAATATTTCTAGCAGATTCTCCTGAATTTTTAGTAATAATGTCTACTAGAGCAGAGCCAGCATCCGCACTATTTGCTCCGCTTCTAGCTATATCATCGAAAATTTTTGCTGTTGGGCTAAATTCAACTTCTTGTCTTTCTCTCAGTGCTTTTGAAAGGTCAGCCACTACATTACCAATAAACTGTTTATTAGCCTTCATGCTTTGTTGATTGTAAAAAGGATCACCTGCCAAGGTACCCGCTGTTTGCTGTGTAAAGTTCTCTCTAGTAGGTCCAGCACCAATCTTGTCGTCTGCTTCTAAAATAGGAGCAGCCCTATTACTCGTTCTAAAATCTGCTACGTTTTCTGGTCCTAGAAGAATATCTAAAAATCCGCCGTCTTCTTTATCAAAAAACAAAGAAGCATTGGGGCTGTCCGCAGCGGTACGAAGACGCTTTACGTACTCCTGTCTCGTCATTTGAGCAGGAGGCACACTACCAAATATCTGCTGTTGCATAACATCTTTAATTTGCTGGTCTGCCTCTGCGCGAAGCGGGCTGCCTTCTGGGAACATTCGTTCATAAATATCCCTGCGTAGAACAGGGCTATCCCCGGCTTCAACATTACCGTCTGCTGAACTACGAATTGTTGATCTATTGAATACTTGTCTGAAAGGTATAGGCATGTCTGTTTCACCCTTCAAAGCTGCGCGGGTGTACCTATCAAAAAACAAGGTGGCAACATTATCCCTATAGTTGTCGTTTGCTAATTTTAATTTAGCACTAACAACTCCTGTTTCAGAAAAACTATCATTAATTTTTCCATCAAGAATGCTGTGGATATCAGAAAGAACAGCACTTGCTCTGCGGTTAGTATCTCGTAATTTGAACGCTCGGGTTCCAATTTCTGATCGTAATTGAACTGCCTCTTTAAGGCTTAGGTCTTGAAACCCTTCCATAATTTTTTCAACATCTTCAAGAGAAACCTCTGCATCATCGTCTAAACTGAATAAGCGCATGAACCTACCAAAAGGTTTATTTGCAGAAGTAAGAGATGCTAATTCTTGTCGGGCCACTCTAAGGCCGTCGCTGCCATAAGTAAATCCTTGGGTTTCAATTTTATTTTGTAAGTCAGCACCAAAATTTGCAAGGCTAACAGTTTGGTTAAGATCAGTTGCCTCTGCAAAAGCTTCGTTGTACAAATTATCAGATGTTCTTTTGTTTGTATCGTATGCTGTTTTAAGTAGACGAGTTTGGGCTGTTCGCATAGGACCAACATCAGGTTTCGTAACAGTCAAGTCATCGGCAGGACCAAGAATACCTGCCTGTCGCAAAGGAGCATGAACACTGCGGGCAAGAGTGCTATCTGCTTCAATCTGTTTCTGAACAGTCTCAAGATTTTCAAGACTTTTTGTAAAGCCCCCGTAATTTTCTTTATTATCAAGATTGTCTCTCAAGACACGAGTAAATATATCTTTTTCTTGATCATCCATAGAGGCATACAAAATATTAACTCTATCTAGTGCCTCATCTTTAGTAACAGTTCTTGCGTTGTACCTATCTGCAATGTTATAAACATCTTCCAAAGCAGAGCCAATTTTTTTTGCATTTTTTGCGGGTACAGCTAACATATTCTCATAGTTATTACGCATATTAAGCACCAGTGTTCTTAATTCTTGTGGTGCGCCAACGCCACTGTCTTCTAGTGATCTAAACTTTTTAGTAAGTTCAAACAAAGTCCTGCCGTATGCTTGTACAGCAGCTTCTTCTTGGTCTTGTATCCGTTTAAAAGAAGCCAAGTTATCCAAATTTTTTTGGAGACTTTGACCAAAAGATTTTGCCATCAGAACACCTTTTCCAGCCAATGTAAATTGACTGTAATGTTCTCTAGCAGCCCCAAAAAGACCTAACGCCCACGCGTTGCTTTTTGCTTGGGTCATTAGCCCCACAAGATTGTCTGCCTCTACTTCACTTACTCCACTTTCTAACAAAGCAGTCCGTGTGGTATCAGCATCGCTTTTAAATTGTCTAAACGTAGACATTATAGCATCGTAATTATCTGGGTCGTTCTGTTTCATTGTTGCAAGAACACGCCCAATTTCATTTACAGTTCTTCGACCAAAAGCAGTATTTTGTCTACCAAGTGCCTCTTGTAGATCAGCGTAATCTCCTCTAAAAAGACTAGGCGCAATTGCTTCAATATTGTTATAGCTAAAATTATACAAGGATTTACCTAGGCCAACACCTAATATAGCACCAAAAAGCCCAACACCAAGCGTTGTTGTGGCTTGTAATGTAGGATTATCTTGAAAAAAACCTAATTTTTGATACTGGTCTACTGAAAGAACTGAAGCTAGTGCAAGAGCCTGCTCATTTTGAACTGTATTCCATAAATTCCTAGAACTGTCCAGTCCACCTTGACGCGCATTAGCAATAAGTCTACCAAAAACACCACTAGCATTGCGCTGTTCGTTAATTGCCTTTTGTGCGGCCACATAGTCATATGCACCATCTTTATAGAATTTTGATGTTCTACGAATACCAGTTTTAGCCAATTCAACAGCACCCCGGCCTGTAAGCACACCAATTCCGGTACTAACAATTGTTTCAAGAAGTGCGTTTGGTCCTTCTCCTAAAGGAATACCTCCGGGCGCTGCTAACGTACTTTCAGCAGGCATTCCTTCTGGGGCAACACCTAATCCTAATTCGGGAACTTTTTTAGCAATTTCATTAATAACTCGATCAGACATTGTTTCTGTTGCGGGGTCTTGCAACAAAGTATCAAAAGTCATATTTTTAATTTCTTCAGGAGTAAATGGTGTAATGTTTGGGTCGTTATTAAACCAATAGTTACGCCATTCTGCAATTTTTTGTGGTGTTGCACCTGCAAGGCCACCATACAAGGATAAAAATTCAATGCCTTTTTTTCTAGGACTAAACACCCAGTCGGCAGTAGCCCCCGCCTGAACACCAACATCATAGATTACTCGTGCTGCCATAGTTTGAAATTGTTTGGCATCGGTTACAAATTCAATGGCCTCTGGGTTAAAAGGCTCTGCCTTGATTTTAAGTGCTGAAGGAAGACCAGCAAAGCTGTATTCTTGTGAGGCTAAAATGGGCTGACCATAAGGTGTTTCTCCTACAACAACACCATATTTAGTTGATTTATCTTTAAGTTCTTGAAGCATTTCTGGATAGTATTCTTCAAAATACTGGTAAAGACTTGGGTTGTTGTCTACAACATCGTAGGCTCTTTGATAATAAAATTTACCATATTCATTTACATTAGCATTATTAAGAACATTCATTGCCTCTTCGCCATGAACTTCAGCAATTAAATCTTCAATGTCTGCATAAAAATCATCTTTAGTATAGCCACTAGGATCAATCTCATCTGTTTCTACCATACCACTAGGAATAGCTGCCTGTGATGTTAGCGCGGCCCCGGCCTGTTCTTGAGGAGAAATCTCAACGGACTTTCGAGGCAAGTCCATAGCAAAAGCTGCAATAGTACGACTAGAGGGCTGAGTACCACTTCGCTTATAGGCAGGAGAAAAATCTACGTCGGCCTGAACGACATACGTATCTGGATCACCTAAACGGCCTGTTGCGATACTTTTTTTATCTTGTGGTGCTTTCATGTTTGCTATACCTTAATCTGGGCTGGGAATACGAGAAGATTGGTCTGTTGTCCTTCGCCCTTGACGAACAGGAGCAGGCGGTGGTACAGACTGCTCATCACTAGCTGCTGCCGTGGTAGCCAACGGAACAAAACTATCCCTCCGCCTTTCCGCAATAGCCGTCCAGTACTGCATTGGATCATTTGTTTGGGCAAGATTGTTTTGTTCAGTAAGCATATCTTCGTACAGATTTTTAGTTACTCCATCAGCATACAAGTAAGTCTTACCATCTTTTGAAAAACTATATTTTCTTTCTAAATCTTTACTTACCACAAAGTTTTGAATAGAGTTGTGTAGACGCAACATGCCTGTAGCTAAAGTTTTTCTAGCATTTTCTGGTGACGTATCGTAAGTGCGAAACAGCGCATTCATAGTATTCTGGAAGTCCGCGTTTGATACCGCATTACCACCAGCACCGCCCTGAATAAATTTAGAATACGCATAAGCCAAACTTAATTTTTGCATGTGGTACTGATAAGTAGCTAAATTTTGTTCGTTAGAAATATCAAGACCAGCAATCGTCTGTTCACTACTACGAATACCCTCCATAATTTCTCTTTGTTGAGAAGAACTCAAACCTGTACTTGAAAGTTCTTTCTCAATTTGTCCAGCAATAGTGACATGCTGTCCATCGCTAAACGCTTGTTTTGCAGTTTTTCCTTCTAAACCAAGAGCAGAAATAAGTTCTTTTCCGCCCGTAAGAAGGTTCGCAAGAGTACCTACCGCCCCAGAAGCTAGATCAGTAACAATTGGCTCTTGTGTCAGCAGAGTTTTTGCAATGTTATAGGTTGCATCACTAAGATTCTGTGCTGTTCGAAGTTGCTGCTCAAGATTGGCTCCAGTATTTACTTCTGGGAATAGAACAGGAGTTTTCCTTCCAAATTGATCTACTTGATACTGCTTTCTTGTTGCAGAGGATCCAGTACCTATGATATCAGTAATTTGCGCGTTGGACAGATCGGTTCGCCCTAGAAGTGCTTTTGTGCCCTCTATAAAGTCTGTCGAGGTAATGCTTCTGTTTTCGTATTTTGTCAGTAAAGATTTAAATTCATTATTATTGTAAAATAAATCATACGCAATATTTTCGTTTGCTCCTGCTGGGGTTTGTCCAGCAGCAAGTCTAAAACCAACAGTAGAGGCAAAATTTGGGTATTTCGGTACTCTAGGGTCCACATCCCTAGTCTCGCCTACAATACGTGCAAAAAGTGGCGCAGCACTTCCAAAAATTGTAGATGCCGATCCCGGTAGTCTATCATCACCAAGATTTTTTTCGTAAGTATTAAACCACGGGACAGCTATATTAAGGACTTGATCGTAATTTCCAGTATCTTTAAGCATCTGTATGGCTGCATCAACAGTAAGAGTTCCATCATTAATATCCTTAAATATTGGGCTTAAATGACGAAGTGTAGCCATATACTGATCATTTTGTCTAGAGGTTGCGTCTGGACCGGAAGAAGTGTAGCTAAGTCCTTCTTCTATGTACCCCGGAATTGGATTAAGATTAACGCCTCCCAACCTCTTGTTGCCCTGCTTAATACGTTCTTTTTGTAATTCTCCTTGAATATCCAGTAGCTTTAGCTGTGTAGCATAACCATTTTGAATACCCAACAGTTCCTTTTGATTTTCAAAAGTAGCTTTTCTGGCTTCTCTAGCTTTACGCATTTCAAGAAGATGGTCGCCAAAAGTTTTGCCCGCAGCGCCAACAACCGCACTAAAATTAACCATTCTTTTCTTCCTTCTCTTCATCGGCCATCATAAAACCGCCCTTTTTAGATTTAGCAGCAGGCGCTTTTGTTGTGGGCTGTTCTTCTTCTGGTTCCCGCAAAGCTTCACCAGAAAGATACTGGCGGTACCTTTCAGGATTTAGTTCTCTCATAATTTCAAAGATGCGCTCTTGTGGAAGAACGTCCAGTTCTACATTGTTATTAAACTTTGGTGAAATCCCTGCTCGCCGTGCTTCAACAAGAAGATGTACAGCAAGGGGAGGAACCAACAACTCAGCCATATCGGGAGTGATAAGACCACGAGTGAATGCTCCAAACACCGCAGTACGAACAATAGTTTCGATGGGAATACCTGCATCCATAAGGCGCAACAAATCAAAGCGTTCTTCTGCTTTCATCATGCGGCCACGCAAATCTTCGAAGGCTTCTTCGAGGTCTACAAACTTAGGGGGCTTTTCCCAAGGCCACTTGTTAGGTGTTCCGGTTAAGCTGAAGCCAGCCGGGGCACGAGAAAATGGGTCAATCCCCTGCTTTTCGTAGCTGTTAGCAAGCCCCCGTTGTTTTTCCTTGACCCGTTCAAGTGCTGTTGTTTTTTGTCTCATTACCATGTTATGCGTTCCAATATTTATTTAAATCTTCTCGCTTACCACCTTCATCTTCATAAGCACTAAGCAATTTAGCAATCAAATTTTCTACTGGATTTTCTTGCTTTCTTCTCTGTCGGCCCTCTTCAAGAGCCTCTTGTGCCTGTTGTGAAGATTGCTCAAGAAAACTGGCTGCTTGAAGTTTTGTTGATCCGCCGCCACCTGTTCTGCCGCCATCTCCACCATTTCCACCTAAAAGTCCTTTAATTAGTGAACCACCCACTGCACCAGCCACACTACTAACAATACCACCCAAAAAATAATTTCTACGCATGTATTTTTACTCCTTTAAGAAGTTGCTTTTGGAAATAATCTGTCAAAAGCAATAGCACCAATCGCACCAATCGCAGAGCCGATATTCTGACTGTATTGCATTTCTGCTGCCAAATCACCTTGTTGGGCAATCAGCGCAGCTTGGTGGGCACGATCAACAGCCCGCTCTGAAACTTGTACAAGCCATGCCGCCTCGTCACGGTATGTCTGCCACAGATTATTCTGTGCTGTTACAGACAGCCCAAGAAGTGCCTGTGCATTTAGTCGATTAACTTCATTCTGTGTTGCGGTGTTTGCGGTGTTAATCTGACGCCGCCATGCAGCATTCGATTGATCGATCTGGGCTGCCATGTTAGAGTTGAACTTGTCTCGGCTGTCCTGTAGTGTTGAATTGAACTGTCCAATGGCATTGGCCTGTCCGGTGTTGAACTGGTCAATTGCAGCAACACGGTTGGCGTTAGCCTCATCTACCTGAGTACCTAACTGAGCAAAGAACTCTTCTACTTGAATCTGGTTTTTAGCATTAAATTGCAGGGCTGCATTTTCTTGAGCCTGATCACTGAACATAGCTTGCAATTTAGCATTGTATGTAAGAGTGTTTGCAGCCTGAGTATTGGATAGATTTGCAAGATCAATACTAAGAAAATTCTTAGAATTATCTACTGCTGCTGTCAAGCGGGCATTTAGATTGGCCGTGTCCATACCTGCAAAAGTAGCAGCTTTCTGTAGTGCAGCAGCCTGTTCATTGCTGAGATTTGTTAGCTGTAGTCTCTGGTATGATTGAGCATCAGCAGCAGCGATAGGAAGGGCACCTTCCATGACACTCTGGGCGATAGCCGCAGCAGCCATGCTTGAAGAGCCAAGACCACGCTGTTGCATGATTTGAGAAGCAACACGAGCAGGACCAGCAGCCCATGCAGGAAGAGGCTTACCACTTTCAATAGTCTTATACAATTCCGAAAGCTGGTATTGAACTGTTGCTCTTTCATCCATATCTTGAATGGCAGCCTGCGGAATAGCTTGTGCCGATACGGTGCCCTGTGGGGCAACAGTAACTTGCGTCGGAGCAGCTTGTGTAGCACCCGTAACTGTGCCAACATCGCCTACTTTAGCTGCTTCAATAGTAGGTGCTGCAAATGCTGTAGGCGCTGTTACACTGACCGGAGCAGCAGCTTGTGCGGCAGTGGCCGTGGGTGCTGTTGCTGTAACCTGTCCTGTTGTACCCGGAAGAATTTCTCCGGGCTGAACTGTTTGTCCCGCACCAATAAATGTCGTGCCAGCAGGAAGAACAGGAGCAACAGCCTGACTACCCATAATATCAATAATAGGGGCGTTGCGTTCTTCAATTGTTCCTGCGGTGGCATCACCGCCTTCTTGTAGGGGGACGCGACGAAGGTTTAATCTTGCCATGCTAGTACTATCCTAAAAATTAAATTGAATTATCTTTTAACACAACAACACGCTCCCAATCAGTGCCTGTTGTTACTTGTGATAACTGGCCGGTATGAGTGTTCAAATACATCAATGTCCAGTTACCTGTTTCGCTATCAATAATGATAGTAATTACAGAACTATCTGCAAGAACACCTCTTGAAAACTCTGGTGTTTGCTGCCACTGTGTTCCTGTTGCAAGGGCACAGTAAGTAGTTGGCTGATCTTTTGGAGACATTATAAAGGTAAAGGCACGAGTATTGGGCTGTACAAACACTCCAACATAGTTACCTGTTACACCATCAAGACCATACTCTGTTTCTACTTCCTGAAAGCGATTCTTAATTGCTTGAATAATCTGCTCACGCTCTCCACAAATTGGTGCTTGCGCTTTTGCAGGAGATGTAGCAAGTAACACACTAAGCCCAAACAGTCCTGCAAAAATATATTTTAGCATTTATTCCTC